ATTTTTAATACTATACATTTAAATTTTTTCGTTGGTATTTTTATTGGTGCTAGCGCACAAATATTAGGGTTTTATTTATATTCAAACTTACTCAACCTTTACATTATAATAAAAGCTAAAAAGCTTGAGGTTGAAAAATTGCGAGAAATGTCTTTTCAGAGTATTGAAGTCATGTGCCCCTGCTTTAAGCAAGTTACCGATATTGTACCTTTTAGATTCAATACTGCGAATTATTATAAATGCCGGGAATGTAGCAAGACTATAAGCGTGCATACCACAACAGAAACAGCAGTTGTAACTGAGCCCGTAATCGCAACTAACATTGAGCCCGCTTTACTGGAGAAAATTAAAAATGCAGCTTCCTGAAAGTATTAATAAATTAACGACAGATATATCTGCAAGCGCATTAACACCTAAAATACAGACACCACCGTTAGTACTAGATGATCTTGTTCTTTTAGTTAGACGAGCACTCACCACAAAAGAACTTACAGATTTTGAATTTGGTTTAGCGTATTTTAATTCAGACGTTAAATCCGATAGACAAATTATTAAAAATTATATAAAGATGCTTTGTGAGGCCTATATAAAATCTCTTAAAGAAAGTAGCGTTAATGAGGAATATAAAGACGGTATTAATACGGGGTTGAAGCAAACTATTGACGCAGTGCAGCAAGGTTTCGACGCGCTCTATAGCGTTATAATTAATTTAAATGAACAAAAGAATCTTCTTGACCCTAAACAGATTTCCTTGATAATACTTGGATATGCAATTGGAACCATTAAAAAAATATATAACTGTTGAAACAAAAACAAAAAAACATAAGCTAAAAGTAGAAGAATATACTCGTTGGCTTTGTTTAATTGAAGCGCTAGATTACATTACGAAAAAAGCTTCGCAGTTTAAAGTTGATCTGCAGGGTAAAGATGTTGACTGGGTTAAGCCGCTAGCATTTCAAAAATATATTACAGAACGATATGAATCGATGATTGACGAGGTTGGTAATCATGAAAATGTTCGTATCCCCGTAATAGTAAAACCTGACATATGCACTACATCGTCGGAACTCGTTTCGCAGTAACGCCCGGTATTAAGTTTGCTCGCGGAGTTCGCGACAAACAATTTGTACCTGGAGTTACATATGCGCTATTAAACATTACTAAAGTGGAAGAGCAATATAATTATAAGTTCAAAGGGTCTAACGGTGTTGTTATTGATGTTCTGTTTTTAAGTTGCAACGAAGGCGATCAATTTATTGCTAAATACCGTAACGAAAAGTTACCTGTTTCAAAAGCTGAATTAGACGAATTTTTTAGATTAGATTAATACCCACCATATACATTTGAATAATCTGTATCTGAGTTGAAGACAGCTTTTGATGCATCATCAACAGAATATGTATAAGGTTTATCAGCACCTGAAGCAGCAGGATTTTTAGTGTCATCGAATATTTGTTGATTCTGAGCTTCTGGTGTAACACCAGGTTCAAAAGAATACTCAAAACGTTTTGCTTTAACCAACCAAACATAATGACCGGCTAATGCATTAATCTGTGCAATATCTTGATCTAATCGTTGTGTAATTTCATATATATTACCATTTCTACCACCCGGTCTATCACTACCATACTCCGTTAACTGAAATAGATCACCTGATTTAGGTTCTGCACCAAAGCCAAACGTATCATAGAACGCGCTTATATGAATAAACGCTGTTACCTCATCATCTGATACTAGTCCAAACTTACTTAGCATTAAGGCATTCTCGTTTAAATTCATGGCGATTACAATATACTGAGGTGGCGAATATGCTTGTGTAGGGTGCTCACCGTATAGCATATCTGCACTCAACGTTGTTGTATTATTAACAATATACCCTACTTTTTGGCCATAAAGATGTATCTGTTCTCTCCAATAGTTAGAGATTGCGTTTCGTTCACATGCATTATTCTCTTTGTCTGTATATCTAAAGCAATTTTCCTCGTAAAAAAAAGGATATATTTTAGGTTCTGGATTACCTGTATAATAATCTTTACTTTCCATATTATTTCTCCAAGATGGCCTTGTATAGTATTGGATCAAACTTTATAGTAATGCCTGTATTACCAAGCTTTTTAGGTGCTTGCTGATCAAAATTAAGATTAAACTCCTTTTCAATCTCTGCAATATCCTGTACATTTAAAACTATTTTACCTGATGGTTTGTTCAATAAGCTTTCTACTTTCTGGTTCTTCTTTATTGTTCTATGCATATGCGGCACAAATCTGCCAGGATGCTTGGAATGCGAACTTACATCTCTGCCCACAGGATTCATATGACGCTTCTTCATTCCTATGTCAGTGTTTTCAATATAATATTTCTTAAACGTCATATAGATATTTAAGCAAAAAAAAGGGCCTAATTTGACTTAGGCCCTAATTTTTACTATTTTTGATTAGTTAGTTTATTTTAAACCAGCGAGATACGAACCAACCTTCGATGTCTTGCTGCTAACTACGTTAGCTTTGCCCTTAGGCGATGTTGAGGCACCACCCTTTACACCGCTTCCTACTAGAGCATGGCCTTTTTCACCATCATTACCACATTTGTCAGTGACTTTACCATCACCAGCACCGTGTGATACTAAACTCTTTGTTACATCACCGACCTTATTATCCTTCTTCTGAAGGCCTTGACCGGCTGAGGCAGGAACTTCTTTAAGTTCAGTAGCTTCTTTTGCTACTTCTTCTTCTTCCTTATCCTCTTCTTCTTCTTCGTTATCTTCATCAGCACCTACGGCAGCGGTCATTTCGCTATCTTCAGCACCGGCTTCTTCACCCGTTTCTTCTCCGGATGTCTCTTCACCACCGATTACTGTGGCGAGAAGTTCATGAAGCTTAACAGCTAAATCATGCGGAAGAGTTAACGTTACTTCTTCCTTTGTTTCACCTTCTCCAGCGTCAGCTGAAGGCAAACCGAGGGCAGCGGCATCTGTGGTGTCGGTGTCAACGGTTTGATCGGACATTACATCCTCATACAATTTATCAAAAATAGATTTACTCATACAATTATTTATTGTTTGTACTTCTGTTTTTTCATAGTTTTGTGAGAATTTCTTAGGTTCAAAGAAATTTTCTTTTTTCTCTGTCTTAGGATCAATAAGATCCTTCTTAAAGCCGTCAGCGTTTTCCGGGCCAGAATCTTTTTGGACGAACGCTTTTTTATCAGCAGTAGCTTCGACAGGCTTTTTATCTTCAGCCTGCTTAAAAGTACCCTTAGGAGGGAATACTGATTTCTTTTCTTCGATGACGTTCTTTTCATAGAAGTCACCCATTTCTACTAGCGTTCTAGTCTGGTTCATATTAAGTATTTAATAGATATATGCCTAAAAAACCAGAAAATAAGTTTTATTTAGGAAACGAAAACCTGCCTACTTCAGAGGCTGTCTTTGATTACTCTGAACACCCTGAATGGGTAGAGGATATAGCTAAATCGAGAAAGAACATCTTATACTTTGCAGAGAACTTTTTCTTTATTACTAATCTTGATGAAGGTAAGATGAAAATTAAGCTTCACAGTTATCAAAAGCGTATATTAAGAAGCCTTAGAGATAGTAGATTTGTTTGCCTATTGGCATCAAGACAGGTAGGAAAAACAACTCTAATGACAATATATGCATTATGGATAGCTTGTTTTTTTGAAGATCAGCGCATTTTAGTTGTTGCAAATAAAGAACAGACTGCTATTAATATCTTTAAGAGAATACGATTAGCTTATGAAAAACTGCCTAATTACCTTAAACCAGGAGCTGTAGAATATGGTAAAACTGCAATGTCACTCGGTAACGGAAGTAGTATTGGTATTTCGACTACAAGTAGTGATGCTGGTCGAGGTGATAGCTGTAACGTTCTTATCTTGGATGAGTTAGCCTTTATTGATAATCATCTTGTTGAGCAGTTCTGGAGTTCAGTATATCCAATTATTTCCTCGTCTAAAAAGTCTAAAATATTTGTGGCGTCAACGCCAAACGGTACAGGAAATCTTTTTCACGAGCTTTACTCCGGTGCCATTGATGGTAAGAATGATTGGAAGGCGGAAAAGGTTGATTGGTGGGAGTTTCCCGGTCGTGATGAAGCGTGGAAGGAAAAAACAATCCGTACTTTAGGTAGTAGAGAGGTTTTTGATCAAGAGTTCGGAAACGTTTTCTTGCAGACTGGAGAAAGCGCGCTTGATGAGAAGGTGTTTGAAGAAATGAAGAGTGAGTGTACTGAACCAAAATTTGTTTTTAACGAGGGAAAATATTTGATGTGGGATGAACCTGATAAAGAAAAAATTTATGTTGCGGGAGTAGACATAAGTGAAGGAGTTGGTGAAGCGGCGAGTGTTGTACAAATACTAGATATTACCGATCTTAGAGAAATTAAGCAAGTTGCAACTTACCATGACAGAACAATTAGCCCTTATAATTTTACAACTAAGTTACACGAAATATTACAGCACTGGGGATCACCTCTTGCTATGATTGAAAGAAATAATTGCGGCGCACAAGTCGTCGATCAACTTAAAAATACTTTGAATTACGAAAATATTGTCTCTTACGGAATAAAAGCTGGCCCTGTTAATTTTAATAAAATCGGCGTACAGGCCCATACCAACACAAAATATAAAGGTGTTATAAATATGCGCTACTGGATGGGAGAATTAAAAGTTTTAAAAATTAGAGATTTTAAGACATTAAATGAGCTAAAAGGATTTGTACGCTATCCTAACGGTACTTGGGCAGCTAAACCCGGAGCAGATAATTGGGATGATCGGGTAATGAGCTTAATGTGGGCATTAATGATACTTGAAAATGATCTTGTTGAGAAGTATTTTGAAATAGCGGAATACGATGCAAATAAAAAGCCACAGAGAATTAAATCACTTGACTTTGGTATAAAATATTTTATAAACCCTGCGTCAATTTATAGTAATGAAAAAGATGGAGGCATGGGCACACCACCTCTTCCTATTGTTATGCAAGGTGATAATAGTAATGATTTCAATGAAATTACCGATCTCGAATCACAAGGTTGGACTAAACTTTAATTAAATAACTATATGGCAACACAAAGCAATTTCGTACAAAGCCCATTTAATAAAGCGCGTAAAGATAAATTTTTACTCGTTTTAAATTTTCCTGACGGATTAAAAGAAATTTTTTCTAAGCTTGATCGTGCTAATAGAAATATTATTCCCGATTCTTTGCAGTTTTCTGTTTACGGTGTTGTTGTACCGGATATGGAAGTTTCGCATTTAGATGTTAGGTACGGCGGTCAAACATTAGCTGCTTCAAGCCAATCAAGAAAGCCTTATCCACCTATTACTGTAAATTTTGATGTGGACAACAGATTCAATAACTATTGGGTCATTTATAAATGGTTAAATATTTTAAACGACGTCAAGTTAAATATTTTTAATGCAGATAATCTTGTTCCACCGCCGGGTAGTAATAATTCGGCTAATTTTGTATATGCTGCTAACCTTTCAATATTTGCTTTAGATGAATACGACAAAAGAACAGTAGAGTTTAAGTATTTAAATGCATTTCCTACAACCCTTGGCGGTGTTAACTTTAATCACCGTGATTCCGGTGAAGTTGAATCTTTTGTAACATTCTCATATTCACAATTAGTAATTTCGTTAGTAGAAGATGTAGATATAATATAAAAAACAAAAAAAACCAAAAAGTTTTATCCGAAAAACCATAAATACTTTATATGGCACGCACAATTCAAAGCCCCGGAGTCGAGATTAATGAAGTAGATTTATCCTTGAGAGGCGTAGGAACCCCAGCAACCACAGTATTTATTCCTGGATTTGCTTCGAAAGGACCTTCTTCAGAACCTATTACAGTAACATCACTTTCTGAATTTGAACAAATATTTGGTACACCTACAAATGGAGCAGAAAGATATTTCTACCATTCTGTCAAAGCAACTTTACAATCTTCTGCAAGTGTAATAGTTTATAGATTGCCTTATGGTGAAGGCCTCGGTGTCGATACAAGCAATGAATACAGTGCGTTAGTATACCCTGTGCAAGCTTATTGCGATGGGTATTTAACCACCTCTCTGTCTGGTGCTAACAGCACATATCTCTTCGGAGCGCCGACACACATTCAACTTTCTCAGACTGAATATCTTTCAATATTAAAGGGCGACGGGTTCACCTGGAGCAGTGATACATATGGTCAAACAACTTTTACTGATGTTGCTTCATTAAGTGCTTCTGGTATAATTGTTCTTAACAAAGCACAATCAACAATAAACAGCAAGTTTGAAGGCACATACCTAGGAATTATTGATAATACAAATCTTAATCCTGCAACACCATTTAATGATGTTAATAGCGTTTATTCGATCAATAATAACTCAACTGCAATCTTTGGTACTAACTATGTAAGAATTCCTGATGTAAGATTAAACTTTACACTTTCTGCTGATGCAACAGGGTTACAGGGAAGTGTTTCTGAAGTACTTGAGAATATACCTACATTTGATATTTCATCCAATCAATTTGATGATACTGCTACAATCGGTGTTTTCAAGCTTCGTCAATCAGTCTTTTCACCGGATACAATCGCTCTTGATTACCTCTTACAAGACGGTTATACAGCCTCATTTGATGCAAATAGACAGATTAACAGTACAAACGGTGGTCCTGCTATTAGCTTCTTTATGGAAATTGTTAATCGCCCATCACTTAACATTACAACAATTATTAATCCTAATATTTCTAATAAAAACAAGACAACGTGGCTTAATCTTTCTGGCGTACCAACAAAGAAAGTTCGTTTCTTAACTGCCGCACTTGCAACACCTTTAAATGGCGAATCTTCACAAGAATATGTAACCCGTGTTGGTGCACCACAAGCCGATATTGAAGTTGCACTTAATATATTAGGTTCAACCGCCTCACTCTTTCCGATCGGTGTATACGACAACCAGGATCTTGCTACAAAAATTATTGGTAACGTGCCAGGTAAAGTCACTCGCGCTGCAGAAAAGCTTAATAATGTTGATCTCTATCCGATTAATATTACCTGTGAAGCTGGTCTCGGTACTATTTACATAAATTCATTCAATCTTGCAACATATGGCTACTTTGATGATACAGTTCCGTATGATGCTGCTGTTGAAGCGCTCTCTATTCAGAATCCTTCAAGCGTACCAACACCAGCTACGCAATATACTGCTGTTGCTAATGCATTTTTAAATCTCGCGGAAACACGTAAAGATCATATCTTTCTTGCCGATCCATTTACAAACATATTTGTACAAGGCGCGAATATTAAAGTTTTAGATATACCTACAAATACATTCTCAGATAACGTATTCTGGCCGCTAAAGAATCAGTTTGCTAGTATCGATACGAGTTATGCTTGTACGTTTGCAAACTGCGGTAAAGTAGCTGATATTGCTACAAATCAGCAAGTCTGGGTACCATTCTCTGGATTTGCTGCAGCTGCAATGGCAAATACAGATTCTTCATTCCAACCCTGGTATGCACCGGCTGGTTTCACACGCGGTGTAATAACAGGTCTTGTCGATATTGCGATTTATCCTAAGCAGAAACAACGCGATAATCTCTATAAGATCAATTTAAACCCTGTAACATTCTTCCCATCTGAAGGATTTGTAATTTTTGGTCAAAAGACCTTACAAAAGAAGCCAAGTGCATTCGATCGTATTAACGTACGCCGTCTGTTCTTAAATCTTGAAACAGCAACAAGAGATACTGTAAAATATTTTGTATTCGAGCCTAATACACTCTTTACGAGAACACAGGTTATAAATAGCTTAACACCAATATTCGATAATGCTAAGAATACACAGGGTATATACGATTACCTTCTTATTTGCGATGAGCGTAATAATCCACCTGCTATAATAGATGATAATACAATTGTTGTAGATATCTATATTAAGCCTGTAAGATCAGCAGAATACATCCTCTGTAATTTCTATGCGACAAGAACTGGTACAAACTTCCAGGAGATTGTATCGTAATAGATAAATAATTTTATGGCAGACGTAAATCAACTAATTACAGACTTTTATACAGCAGCAACTACACGTGAGTTTGCACGTGATTTTAACTTCCGTGTATTGAATATTAATACCGGCGGAGCGAGCACAGTAACATTTGATAATAATGATCTAATCTATGTTAAGACAGCTTCCTTACCCGCTCGTTCAATTACTAATGTTGCTGTACCTTATATGGGATTAAATTTCAACTTACCCGGTAATGTCACATATCCTAACAGCGAAGCTTATGAATTAACATTCTATACAGATGCTAATTCCCAAATTCGTCAAAAGTTTGAACAATGGTCATCCGATATTTTCAATGATTCAAACTCAACTGGTAATTATTTTGCCCCCAAGCAGACCGCCGTAATGGATTTGGTTCAATTAGATAATCAGATGAATAAGACCGCACAATATCAGCTTGTAGGTGTTTCAGTTCGCAATGTCGGTCCTTTGAATTACCTAATTGCTGAAGGTGTTGGAAATACTGTAGAATTTACTGCCACTCTCTCCTATCATTACTGGAGAAAAACCTCGTAATATTTAAATTTGTCCTAAATAATTAGGTGGACAATCCATTAACAGACGCGCTCAATGGTCTAGGTAATAATTTTCAAGGACTTGTAACCGGTACAAATCCTTTATTCGCCCCTCAAGTCACTAATCTTTTCGGGTTTAATATACCTGGCGTTCCTATTATTAGTGTAAGAGATTATTTTCTCACACAAATGGAATCCTGGTTTACAGCGATTCCTAATACTACTCAGTGGATAGTTGTCATAGATAGATATCCCGCAGCATTACGTACAAGCATAATTCAAGGGCTAGAAAGAACCGATGGTAGTAAGAAGGGATACGATATTAGTACTGCCGTTAATATTCTCAAGAGCTACCCGTTGCAAAAAGTAATTGGTTGTTTATTTGCTCATGAAGTTACAGTGCCCGCTGAAGAATATACTCCTGATTCTGCTTCGGTGAATAATAACGCAGGGTTCTTGCCTGGTATTCTCGGGGGACCAAGAAATCCAGATTATAATACTTTAGTTGTAGATTTTCGCGAAACTAATACTTCTTTTGTTGACTTTGTAATTAGACCGTGGGTAATTCTCGGTGCACATTTTGGTATGGCTGCCCGACCTGGTGATAGATTAGGGCAACGTGACCTTAAAAATATGAAAGTTAATATGACTTTATTGCAATATACTAAGACGTATCAAGGTATATCTATGATACCTAGAAAAGTATATACATTTTATAATTGTACACCTTATCAAATATCAGAACAATCGATGGATTATGCTGAGGATAAACTTCCTACATATACTACAAGATGGACATATTCAAACTATGCAGTAGAAAACAATCTTTACTTGCCTATTGGCGACCTTGTTAATAGAATATCTAATGGATCGATACCTCGAGTTACGAGTTTTCAAAACGGACTTGGGTATATCAATCCGTACGGATTTTTATAATGTCATTTTACTTAAATTTTCATTCTCCAACATTAGATAAAGACTTAAGAGTCAAAGAACTGACATTTAAGCAGTACCGTGTATTAAATAAGTTCTTGTTAAACAACAATAACTTTCACATTTCTGAATGCTTTGAAGAAATTATAAAAGAATGCTTAATGGAAAAGGAGTATTACGAACAACTTACAAACTTTGATAAATTTTGCATGCTTTATCTACTCCGTTGCATTTTTGTATCACCAGAAATAGAATTAAAAGAAAGTACATCTATAACCAAAATACCTTTAGTACCTTTTTTAAATAAATGTCTCGATTTTAAAGCAGACTTTAGAAGCGAGCATGCTATTGATACATTAAAACTACAGATTACTTTGCCTAAAGCACTTTATTTTGAAAATCTTTTAGATGCTTATTATAGTTCAATAGATAAAGTGTTTGTTGATGAAGAAGAGATTGATATTTTCTCTGCTACATCCAAAGAGAGGCAAAAAATTATTGAACAGCTTCCTGCAGAAGTGACAAGCCATATTGATAAATTTAGTAAGAATAATATAAATGCGTTTAAAGAGCTTGTTCTAAAAGTTGGATTAAAAGACTCTGATAAAATCGAGATATCTCCGTACAACACAACGTTATTTGAGATTTTAAAAGCTCTTTTTTTAGCTAATTTAAAAAATATATACGAAATGCAATATTTGCTAGTTAGTAAAATGTTCTTTACATGTGAAGCAATTGATAATAATACTTTGACAGAAAATATTGTACTTTGCAAAATATATGAAGCCGAACTTGCCAAAATGCAAGAGGAGCAGTCCAAAGCGGTTGCCAACCCTATGGGTGTAAATAAATAGCATTATGGAGAAGTTTACTAGTGCGCTAAATACGCTTGACAGTTTATCTAAAAGTTTTGAAATTTTTGTACCTTCTTTGAATCGAAAAGTAAAATTTAAAGGCCTTAATACAAAGCAGCAAAAAGATGCGGTAAAAAGCGCGTTAGAAAAGGCGACCGCAGGTGTTTCATTTTCGCTACTTTTAAATTCTATTTTACGGGAAAATATTCAAGAGCCAGCTGATTTACTTCTATCTGATCGTAGTTATATTGCTGTATGCTTAAGAGTACTTTCACTTTCTTCAACATACAAAAAAGAAGATGAAACTGTTAATTTGGATTTCGTTCTTAATAATAACTTACCACTACCAACTGAACTTAAAACAGCAGAAATTGTAGTAGATAATATTAAGATTACTGCAGCAATCCCTTCTTTAAGCCGCGATAATTCAATTAACATTGAATCAAAAAAGAAGTTAGCGCCTCTACCGGATAACGACGATCTACCAAAAGAAGCAGTTGGTGAATTGTATATCAATGAGCTCACAAAATATATTGATAAAGTAGATATTAACAATAACGGCAATGTTGTTAGTATTGTATTTGATGAGCTTAATCTTGCTCAAAAGACGCAATTAGTTGAAAAGCTGCCACTGACTATTAATACTAAGCTTATTGAGTTTATAAATAGTGTTAAACTGTTCGAAAAAGGATACTTTACAAATAATGGTAAAGAGGTAGATATTAATATTGATCCCTCTCTTTTTACTGTCTAAACAGTAAAAAATCTTTAAATATTATTAATGAATGAAGCTGCTCTTGATAGCAATATACTAGGTATTAACGACAAGCTGGCCAGTATCATGGCCCTTTTATCTGAGGGTAAGCCATCTGGTAAAGAGGGGTTAATGAGTAAGATTTCAGACCTCTTTACAGATGACAAGCGCGAAAAAGATAGAACAAGAAGATTAAAACAAAAAGAAAAGCTATATCAAGCCGCGCCTGTAGTCATAGATAATATTTCTATAGAAGGTAAGAAAGCCATACAAAAATTGCTAAGAGGCACAGCCTCAATGCAATTACCTGATAAAAAATTAGAACCTAAAAGAAATTACTGGTTAACTTTTGGGTTAATTCTTGCTGGCTTACTGTCAGGGTTTATAAAATTTATTGGAGGATACATAACTAATTTCAAGACCGCCATTGTAGGCATGTGGAGAGTGTTGTCTGGGCTGTTCAAAGAAGATGGGCTTCTCATGAGATCTTGGAAAACCCTTAAAAATTTATTCACAGAGGAGGGCATCTTTGGCAAAGCTTTGAATTGGTTAAAAGGGTTGTTTGCAGAAGAAGGCGTCATTGGCAGGGTCATTACCCGGGTACGTGGATTGTTTTCAGAAGAAAGTTTCTTAGGCAGAGCTCTCAAAGGACTAGAAGAGTTTTTTTCTGGTGAAGGCCCGGTTAGCAAATTGTGGCAAAAGTTAAAGTCGCCATTTACAGAAGAAGGTGCAATAGGGAAGTTCTTTAAAGACATTGCAACATTCTTTTCTGAAGAAGGATTCATTGGCAGAACCTGGAACTCCTTTAAAACATTGTTTGCAGAAGAAGGTGCAATAGGAAAAATATTTGCCAGCGTACGAGCTGCATTTCAAGATGAAGGCATCATAGGACGCATTCTTGGCATTGCAGGTACCATAAAAAATACAATGTTTGGTTTTGTAACAAAGGCATTTGATGCCATGAAACCACTTTTTGATATATTTGGAAAAATTTTTAATGCAATTACAAAAAGCTTTGTTTTTAGAATTGCAGAAAAAGCATTTTTCTGGATAGGTATTATTCTAGATGTTGGATACAACTTGTTTAAATCCATAATGGAACAAGGTGCTACTATCAAAGGATTTGTTGATGGTATTCTGGGTGGTCTGCTGAGCTTTGTAACATTTGGCATAATGACATGGAAAGATGTTAAAACATACACAGATAAGATCATGGAGGCATGGGGTTCAGGCAGAATAGTTGAAGCCATTATAAGAGGCCTGCTTGCATTGCCTGAAATGCTTGGTGATGCACTTGGCATTGCCATTGGCAAGTTCATAGGCCTGTTCAGCGAAAGCTGGGGCAAAGCAATACAAGACTTTTTTAAAGAAAATTCACTCACAGATTCTGTTGCAGAGCTGTGGACATTCATATGGGATGCTGTAAAAAATCTTTTCAAAAGGGTGTTTGGTAAAGATGATACTGAAGTGGACAAACTTGCAAATACAAAAAAAACTGCTGTTAAGCCGGTGGGTGACTATGTTGATGATAACAATAGAACATTAATTTCCCGGGGTCAAGCATTTTCGTTTGACAAACAAGATCAAATCATGGCATTTAAGAGTGGCGGTCCCATTGATAACATTTTACAGAGTCGGGATGGGGACACTAGCGATTCTATCAAACAACTCACAGTTACTGTGCAAGAACTCAACAAAGGACTGCTGCAATATTTCAAGACAGCAGCAGCATTGCAATCAAATGAGATAAAAATTATGGGCGAAAATGTTAATCTATTGAAGGAAATACGTGATAAAAAATCAGGTTCCAATGTAGTAGTGCAGAACACAGCAAACAATACATCATTTGGCGGTCGCTCTTCTTCCAACATGGATTACAGAAGAGAGCTCACAGATAGAGTCACTTTTTAATTAAGTAATGTTATGAATCATGTGTTTTCTATTTCTCAGTCTAGAGATTTTGGCAACCTTGTAAGAAATAGTTCCATTGACGTAGCACCCCCCAAACTGGTGGCACCAAACGCTTCTGCAGGTGGAGCCGGGATTCTTGGTGGTAGCAACAGTGGCACTGGTGGTGTTGTGGATGTTGTTAACAATTTCTACTGGACTTATTCAAAATTAATAGATTCACGCAAAGAAACACCAAGGATAATTTTAAAAGAAAAGCGCTTAAAAGCAAATGCTCTTATTTCACAGTTAAAATATTCCTTTGGCATAGCCAAAAGCAATGTAACAGCTGCTTTTGAGAGCCTGCCTGATGGCATTAAAAACCCCATTACAAATTTTTTAAACACAGGCAGAACTGGTGGTGCAGTACAGTCTGCATCTCAATATACAAAGGATCTGTTGGGTCAAGCTTCGTTCATGCAAGACAATAATGACGTATATACTCAAAACAAATACTTGCTACCATATCAAAACCTGTACATAACTGAGCCCACAGGTTGGGAATTTCATTTGCCTTATTTTGATAATTACAACAACTCTCAAAACAATGGATTCTCACAAGATGCAGGTGCCAACCCATTTCTCGGTCTTCTCAAAGATGCTGTAGACATAGCAACAGACATTGCTGAGATTACCAATGTCATTAGTAACCCCACACAAATTACTTTTGTTGAACGAGCTAAATTCTATAATTACCCAACAGAAGGTGAAGAGTTTTCATTTTCTTTTCCTCTCATTAACACAGGATCTTCTACTTTCGATGATGTGGTAAGAAATTGGGAATTAGTATTTTTGCTAATGTACAACAACAAGCCATCCCGCAAAAATAAATCGGTCATTGAGCCACCAGTACTTTATCAAGTTGAAATACCTGGCGTTAAATTTCTACCATTTTGCTACATCTCTGCCATGTCGGTGCAGTTCAAAGGTTCCCGTCGTGAGATAAAATTTAACCTTGCTGCAACTGAAAGTCTCAATGTTGAATCTGGTACAAATAACCCTACAAGCCAGCTCACATCTGCTATTGATAGTGTTTTTCAACGCGTAATAGGGTTCACAGGGCAGACATCAAGAAATGAAATATCTACTATTATTCCCGATGCTTATGTGATAAACATCACTGTAAAAAGTCTTATTCCAGAGTCTAAGAATTTTATGTATTCTGTACTGAATAAAGCACCGGTAGTAACCACGAACACTGCAGGAATCCCCACGGATAGTAGTAATAATCCGTTCGTTGATTCGACGAGACAAAATGTTAATGCCTCTATTAATAACCCGTTAGATACATCGATTCGGACACCAAATTCGCCTAATAGTTAATAACAAGCTAATTGCATTTTTAGAATAAGTATTAGTATGGACGGTACGTTTCAAAATAGTATTAAAGGACTACCAGCTTTAAGGAGTACAAGATATGAGAATATCTTTAAACTTTATACTAATGATGCAGGTCAGTATTACTACAACCTTTTACAATCAGTGTTTCTCCCTGATATTATAAATGAAGATTCTATTTACTACCAGCAGATAACAACAAAAATGCCATGGACGATAGTTAGCTATAACGCATACCAGACAATAGAATTATGGTGGTTAATATGCCTTGCAAATAAAGTCTTTAATCCTGTGAAATTTCCCGACAAGGGAACACTTATAAAGGTTATAAAACCACAATATGTATCAACTGTATTAAACGAAATTAAAATTGCACTAAAATAACATGGATAATTACTCACCGTCTAGCGCTGGTACAGATTTTGCTAATATAATTAATAATAATCCCTACAGATTTAACATAGGGCTTTACACAACTGACGGGCGTTATCAAGAATTAAAAATTGGAGCTATTAATAAACTAGTAATAGATGATGATTTTCAAGATTTTTATCACAAAGGACATATAATCATAAACAATACATTTGATGCTATTGAGAGAATTGCAGATTTCAGAAATGCTGAAAGCGCTACACCCGGTGCAACAACACTTACTAACGATAAGGGATTTATATTCAAGGGAGACAGTCGTGATATTCTAGTTATTGATATCATGCCCAAGCTTGATGAAGAAAATTTTGCGTTTTCAACTAACGCAGATGCTGAAAAAGCTTTTCGTCTTCGTTTTAATTTTGCTGTTTATAATACAGAAGAAATACTTGGTACAAATCCTGGTGAAAAGTTTAAAAAACTTTATTTTTGGGATATGTACAATGAGTTATTAAGAGAAAAAAATTCTTATTTTTCTACTGCTAACTTTGTAAACAATCAGGATATTATTAACAGCTCAAACGCAACACGTGGAATTACTACAGGCAATGCTCTTCTTGCATTTTTAAAAGACTTTTTTAAAGAAGATGATGGGTGGCCAATTACTATAGATGAGTCTAATTTTGACACAGGTGTCACAAATATATTCTTTTCTGCACCAGCTCGTTTTAAAGGTATAGATTGCTTAAAGTACTTAATTTCACGGCATGTTTCTACATCTGAAAACAACTACGATATGTCTTTTCTAAGATTAGAGCGTGATAATAACAAATTTACATTTTTAAGCTTATCAGATTACTTTAAACGCGCATTAAACGGAGCAGCGCAGAGTACAAGCAGTACGGCCGGTGAATTATATCTTGAAACTTTTAAGCTTGGATCATACTCAGACGAATCAGCAACTAACTTTGTACTAGAAAAGGCGGATTACGTACCACCAGACGGTCTCATGCTTGATGAGGATGGCATTTTAAACAATTTTACATACGATCCAATGCCCGGTTTATACACCCAGCAAGATCTCGTCTCTATAAATGTACACAGCTATAACAATGACGAAAAATGCTTTCAAATCGACGAGCAAAGAAATACAATTAATAGCGCATTAAGTGTTTATGATACAAACTATGTATTGCCTTTTCAAAAATTTAGCTTTGATAAAGCATACAGAAATTATTTTCCAGGTGAATATAGACAAACACAAAAGAATATACGCAATGTATCTACTATTATAGAACAAGAGGATGAGTTTAATGCGGATCAAAGATTAGGCTCTGGCCGAAATAAGTGTTTATTTAACACTATATTCATGAATAATACGATTTTATTTACTGTCCCTGGGTCTACACATAGACAAGCTGGTAGATTTATAGGCGTAACTCGCGATGGAGCCTATCCTTACAGCGATTTTGATAATAAAATACTAGGAATATATTTTGTTGTTGAAGTAAAACACAATTTTAATGGAAGCGATTATTTCAATGAATTAAGATGTGTTAAAACGTATAGCTATGATAATTTATTCTTAAATCTAAATAGTAGGTAAAGATGAAAACAAAGACAAGTACAATATATCCTGAGCTTATTAGTACGAATGTAGCTAACTCTACCGATATTATTTACAGAGATACTACTTTTATGAACGTTCTTGGTGCGCCTGTCTCTGTTCAGCCAATTCAACTTAACGGTAATAAAGTCAGTCCTAACAGCCTCAACAATTACTTAGTACAACGATTACAATCTTCGAGCTTAAATGGGTATGTCCCATCAGATGGTGCAAAATATGGTATTGATGGTACACCGCAATCTTGGGCAAACTTTTTTACAAATTTAGCAGGCAAAGAATCATCATTTAATAATAATACAGTGGGCGATGTAGGCAGATTTGTTGGTAATTCAAACGGGTTATTTCAGCTGTCACCTAACGACGCTCTAAACTACAAACTTCAAAGTACTCCTTTCTCACCAGCACAACTGCGTGACCCGTATACAAATACTGATGCAGCAGTTAAAATTGCTGAAAGACTGGTAACACGAGATGGTTCTATAGCAGGATACGGTAATGGTAAAAATTTGGGTATGTCAGCTTACTGGGGCCCGTTAAGAAGAGGCTGGACGCCAACAGATACCTATACGTATGATCCACCAACATTAGCAGCTAGCACGTCTTCAGCTAATAATTTACAAAAGCAGTTAGATTTATCTGTACAATACTGGAATGCTAAAAAGAGTAGCGACCCAATTAATAATTTATCTAGTTTTTTCAATGGTTTAAATTCCGAATTACAGGGGCTAAACAACGATTTTATATTTTTCTGGTATAAAAAACTACAAGCTCAGCCTGATGATGTAAAAGCCCAGGTTAAAATAGATGAAAATTCGCTATTGGCTGAACCTAGCGATAGTGTAGGTTATTTAACTAATACATTATCACAATTTAGCGAGTATGTATCTCCGGTATTTGATGTTAATCTTGATTACGGACCGCCACAAACACTACCTACTTCGGTACAAAATAAACTACCAACAGGAACGCTTGAATTGTCGGAAGATTTAAGTTATAGCAACTCACAACTAATGAAAACTAATCAAGTTAATGTGCAAAAAGTTAATGATACATATAACATAGCAACTGATTCTACACAGCCGCACGGTTTAAACTTAGTAACTGATATTCCATCTTATCAAGATTCTTATAAAGCACAGGCACCCTCGCTTAACTGTTTAGCTAATAAGTTTGGCCAAGATAGATTTGAGTATCTCAATTATTTTAGCAATATGAATGATAATATGGCATATAATCCCGCTAATACGAGCGCTAATAATCTTCAATCTATGCCAAATATCAACTATACAATGAATGTTGAGGGCTCACCGCAGCAAGTTGATATTCTTAAAAAGAAAGTTATTAACTCAATGAATTATAGAACCATAAAAGGTGCATTAGCCTGTAAGACGCGTCAGAAGGTTGGCGGTGTTACTACGGCTGAGAGTAATAGAGCTCTCTTATTTCAGTCTAGAACAGTGAGACTAGCTACGCCAATATCAATGTCTCAAAAAGCAACTGCTAAACTCGCAGCTGCAAACTATGTATTACAGTATCCTAATCAACAAATCTCAGATTTAATTAGCAGAGTTAACCAAACCGGTATTGGTAACCTACCATTCACTGAGACTCTTCTTGCTCCAATTTATAATTTACAAGGTCTTGCAGGAGGTGTTACTGGAGGGCTTACATCCTCATTAGGCAATATACAATCCATAATACAATCACCTCTATCTAACATGCCTAATGTACTACCTTCTGTTGATCCAGGATCATTCCCGCAAATTTATTCTTTACTTTCTAATACAAGCTTTAGTAATCTTAATGCAGGGTCTATATTAGGAACAGCACAGCAGCTTAAAGGCATTATATGCGACTTTAAACTTCCTATAATAGGAAAAATTAATTTTAATAGCTTAACAAATATCAATATTACTAAAGATTTCCAAAACGCACTTAACAGCTTAGTGCCAAAGATGCCGAAAATAGATGACTTTAAGAAAGCTCTTAAAGGACTTGTACCTGACTTCAAGCAATTATGGAGTAGCTTTTATACAACGTTCTTTGAATGTGATAATAAAGACGATTACAGTTAAGATATTTTTTTATCTTCTACGATTTCTGCATCTATAATTTTAGCACTGTTGTTAGCGCTATCGATTAACATCTTAAAGACCTGTTCCCGTGTTATCATGAGTTTATTTGTATTATCAGCTGTTTTAAGCTCTTTTCTAGATGCAATATCCATTTCTTTAGCTTTAATAACTGTATCATTACGCTTGTCTGTCACTATAATTTTGTTTAATGTCTCTATTGCTGTAGCAGTAGCAGCTATTAGTTCAGATAATGAACCTACATCCTTGCTTTCCGGAGCTGAAGATATGTAATCTTTTACATTTGTCATAACATCAAGACTTTCTTCTACTAGTCTACCGGCCTTTTCAATAACAAATTTTTCCATGTTTTCTTTAGTCAACGGATCGCTAGTTTTTTTAGCTTTTTCAGCTTGTTTATTTGCGTCTGATAGCTGGGTTAATAGATCCCCTACCATTTCATTAAGTTCTTCACTCATAATAATATTTAATACGTATTGATTTTTATAAAGGTATATTATAATAGAGGTATGTATAATATAAGCCCTCAGTCTGATCCGAATTTACAGTTCCTCCCTGTTTTAAAGTTTGAGAAAACACATGAATTGGCTAAATTACCTAGTAAAAACCATGAGTCTGATACAGGCTATGATGTTTATTCTATTGAAGATAAGATAATACCGGCTAGAAGCAGTAACGTCGTTAGTGTTGGCTTAAAATTCGCATCTATACCTGAAGGCTATTGGGTTAAGGTTGAATCTCGCAGCGGCCTCGGGTTTAAGCACGGTATTATGGCGCATCCAGGTATTATTGATTGCGGTTATCGTGGGGATGCTGGTATAAAACTCTATAACCTTACGGATACAGATTATCAAGTTAAGACCGGCGATAGAATTGCACAGTTTGCTGTGTATATGAATTTTTCTATGCCTATTGAGTGGGGAACAGTTGAAGAAAGTGCTCGTGGTGATAAAGGATTCGGGTCATCTGGTAAATAATGAACTACGATTTTTCTAATCTTTGGGTTGAAAAGTATCGCCCTGCTAAGTTCGATGATTTTATTATTTCAGACGAAAATAAATCGCTTATAAGTTCCTTCAAGGGTAAAAATGAGATACCTAATTTACTATTCACTGGTAGCCCCGGTATAGGTAAAACATCTTTAGCTAAGATTATTGTTAATGACCTACTAGAATGTCAGTATTTGTATATTAATGCTAGTGATGAAAATGGAATTGATACAATTCGTAGCAAAGTAACTAACTTTGCACAAACGAAAAGTATTGATGGTAAAATAAAAGTTATTATTCTTGACGAGACTGACGGGCTTACTATGGATGCTCAACGTGCACTACGCAATACAATGGAGGAGTTTTCTAAAATTACTCGCTTCATACTTACAGCTAATCACAAATATCGGGTTATTCCAGCATTGCAAAGCAGATGTCAGAGCTTTGATCTTACACCACCTCAACCCAGTTTTACAAAAAGATGTGTTAATATACTTAAAACAGAAAAAATAGAAGTAAATGACGAGCAGAAAGCACTGCTACTTGAATTTATCCATTCTTTTTA